AAGCAAAATCGCAAGCCAGCCACAAGCCAATCGCAATCAGAAGGTAAAAATTTAGCAAGCCAATCGCAAGCCAATCGCAAGCCAGACTCTTCATATAATATGTATAAAAATATAAAAGAAGATAAGAAGGGAAAGATTTATAAAAGAAATAAAGAAATCTATAGAGGGACTTCTGCTGACTTCAAGTCCTTTGCAGGTGACAACCAACAGCTCTTTGATGCTCTTGAAGGATGGAGCGAGATGAGAGTAAGGCTAAAAAAGCCGCTCACTGAAATGGCAGTGAAGCTGAATCTCAACAAGCTGCGTGAAATGAGCAAAGGAGATGAAGCGGCTATGGTGGAAATTGTGAATCAGTCCATCATGAATAGCTGGCAGTCATTTTTCCCGCTCAAAAATCAACCAGAAGGGCACCAGGAAGCGTCGCAAGAGGACAGGCGTAGAAGAATCAAGAAAGCGTTAGAGAAAGGAGGAGGATGGTCAGCATGGACGAATCATCAAAACGGCTGATAGACCATATCAGAAGCATCGGTTATGACATCCTGGAAGAAGAACCACAGCCGGAAAGCAAGAAATCAGAGCATTTAAAAAGGGTTCGAGCTAGTGGGATTCCTAAAATGTACTTCAATGCGACCTTTGAAGACATCACTTCCAAAGGCTGCCCAGAAACAGTCAGACCTATGGTAGAGGATGCACGGCGGTATGCGAAGCACCTGAAAGAGAATGCTGAGAAAGGCATGGGGCTTCTGTTCTTTGGAGAAGTAGGCCGCATGAAGACCACACTTGCATGTTGTGTGGCGAATGAAGCCATTAAGCAGGGGATGGGTGTGTTCTTCATCAGCATGCCGGAACTTCTGGACAACATGATCTCCATGTCAAAGAGTCGAGACAGCACTGAGCTGGTGAGATTCGAGGAGAAAATCAAGAACGTCACGTTTCTGATTCTTGATGACTTTGGGGCGGAATATCCAAAAGACTGGGTGCTGAATAAAGTGGATGCAATCATCACGAATCGTTACAACAACATGAAGCCGGTCATCATTACAACCAACATGCTCCCTGATGAGATTCAAGAGCGGTATGTACAGCGAGTATTTGACAGGCTGAGAAGCACAAGCAAGGTTATTGGCACCTATGGGGCTAGTCTCCGTAAGGATGCAGAGTAGGAGGAAATCATGAATACAGTACAGATTATTGGGAATCTGACAAAAGACCCAGTGGTAAGACAGACAAAAGGAGGAAAGTCGGTAGCGTCCTTTACAGTAGCCACCAACCAGAACTACACAACTCCCCAGGACGAAAAGAAACAGCTTACTGATTATGTGAATGTAGTGGTTTGGGGGCCTACGGCGGTCACTGTAGGCCAGCAGCTCAATAAAGGCCGCTATGTCTATGTGCAGGGAAGGATGAGCACAAGGTCTTACGATGACCAGCAGGGCGTGAAGCACTACATCACAGAAGTAATAGCAAGCGTGGTGGCTCTGCCTTTACAGGCACCCAAACAGGCCTATGGACAGCAGTCCTACAGCCAGAATGCAGGATATAGTCAGCCATTCGCTCCACAGCAGAGTGCACCTAATTGGGGACAGTTTGGAGAACAGGCACCACAACAGAATGCGTTTGGCAACAGCAATCCGACCTACGGCCCATCCGGTAATGCTGAAGACATTCCCTTTTGATGGAGGAACACATGGAGACATCTGACTGGCAGAAAATGATGCTCAAACTATGGGGAATCATTGGCATGGAGAACATGCTGAACAACAGGGAGGCCAACAAAAACGGCGAGATGGCAGTGTCCTTCTGGTACATGCCAAACAAAGACATCAAGGCATTTCACCTTGTGGTCAAGATTTTCAAGGATGCCCACTGTGCCAAACATGGACTGATCCGGATTACCAGCGTGGCTGAAATCAAAGGGGAGTTTCTCCCAGGGACGCACAACGCACTGGAAATTCCGAGCAACGATTCAGAACGTGCCGCACGGCTTGTGGCTGATTACCTTCGGAATAGATTTCTGGACATCCGCAATGAACTGAAAGAGGGAGGGGTTTGATGAACGAAATCCTTTATTACACGGAATTGCATAAGGCAAAAGGCATTAAAGCTTGCCCACACTGTGGGAGCATGGAATTGTGCATGGTTGAGTGTCTTTACTATCTGCGTGAAGGCGTGAAAGGCTTCTGCATCCACTGTGACAGCTGTGGAGCTGATGGGCCTATGGAGAAGGTGGAGCTTGATGCTGCTGATGCCTGGAACAAGAGAAGCGAGGAAGCGGCGGCACCAAAGCCAGTGAAGAAGACCACCAGACGCAAAAAAGCTGATTCGTAACCAGGGAGGAACACCATGGAAGAAGGAGAAAGAATCAAGCGTATCCAGAGCTACATTGACATTAAACTGAAAGACACTGAGAAAGCCATCCGGAAATACAAGGAAAGGGAAGATTACCTTGAATCGGACTACAACTATCTCAAAGGCTACAGGGATGCCATGGAGGATGCCCAGATCTATGTCACGTGCCCAGCACCAGCGGATGGACGCTATGTAGCCGAGATGGAAAAGAAGATTCACAAACTTCCATACAGGCTTGCCAGAATGTATGGCTTAATTAGGAGAAGCAGGCGGTACGTCCGATTCTACTTTGAGCAAGAGGCACTGTTGAAAGAATGGAATGAGCATAAAGATCCCACCATCAACTATAGATTCAAGGATGGAAAAATTGTAGCAGAAAGTTGGAGTCCTAATGAGAGAGATTAAGCGTAACAAGATGAAGCTATTTGACTTGCTGGCTCACATCTACAGGTATGAGTGGATATACATTTTTACAGATAATTTGGAAAACGAGTGGGAAGGCGTTGTGTATGAGCTGATTGATGAGGATAAAGTCAGGGCGGCGGCTGACAACGAAAAAACTCAGCTGCTTGTAAGCACCATGGGGCAATACATCGTTGAGGATATTTTCATAAGGTGGATTAAAAGGAGAGCCACTGTTTTCATTGAAGTCAAGAAAGACGAGGAGGAATAATCATGGCGTACAAACTGAAAAAGATTTCTGCAAAGGGTAGAATCGACAACATCAAATCAAGCATCAATGCTCTGTTTCTGGGCAACGTAAAGACAGAAACGGATGCAGAACTCTATGCAAAGGTAATCACAGGAATCCTTGACTACTATGTTGGCATCGTCAAAGGCAGGAAGACCATGGATAATCTGCTGGCTCTGGTTGATGGTGATGCACCTGGAAACAAAGCAGAGAAATCAGAAGAGGAAGAAGAATGTGTGGAACCATCAATCACACACATTGAGGAGGATGTGGAAGACGTTGAGCCACAGGAAGCTGTGGAAGTAAACCCTACTGTGCAGGTGAAGAGGAGGGGGAGACTACCAAAGAAGCATCTGACTGTGTAGAACACAAAAGCACAAAGCTGTTTAAAGCGTATAAAAAGTGGATGAATCCGGATGGGCTGAGAAAAGTGACATACTGGATGGAGCAAGGAATTACTCTTGCACAGCTTGCCGTTAGAATGGAAATCAGCAGACAGACACTGTTTAATTGGAAGCACAGATTTCCGGAATTTAGCCAGGCCATTGATGAAGGCATAGACAACGAGCATAACGGAGAAGTAGTCAGGCTCAGACACTGCAAGCAGTGCGGCAAGCCATTCATCCCACTCAGCTGCACAATAGACGCTTATGGTTTTCATGTGGCTGGTGAAGAATTCTGCTCTATTCAATGCACTGATGAGTATTATGGTTATACGCCAGGGAAGGTGCAGCATGGAGTAGGAAAGAGAGGAAAAGAACATGAGAAAATTTGAGTATGCAAAAGATAATCCCTATGGAGATTTTGGACTGCCACGCAGAAGCACAAAGAATGCTGCCGGATATGACTTTATTGCGCCTTATGATTTTACTGTTAAGCCAAATGAGACAGTGCTTGTTAAGACCTTTGTGAAATGCAAGATGCCACCTGACTTCTATCTGAAAATCTATGCAAGGAGCAGTTGGGGAGTGAAGCGGCACATGGAGATGCGGTATTCCGGAATCATTGACGCTGACTATTATGGGAATCCAACAGACGATGGAAACATCACTTTGGCCATTCACAACTTTGGGGATACTGCCCAGCATGTCAGCAAAGGAGAAAAAATCTGCCAGGGAATCTTCATGAAGTACTACCGGACAGAAGATGACGATGCGATGGTACAAGGGTTGGTGCCTTTGGGAGTACTGGAAAATGATTACCGCATTGACTCTATTCGCAGGAATGTTTATTGGAGCATTTATTGCAACTCTGGTGCTGAGTGCGGTTATGATTAACAGCCTTAAAAGGAGGAAATAACATGGCAGTAAGCATTTTAAGGTTCCCACGTGGAGTAATTGTTCCGCTCTTTGTCGAGAGCAAAGTAACGGATGGTTTCAAAAACAAAATCAGGAAATCATTCAAAGGATACACAGAAGGAACAAACAGCAAGTATCTGATGGAGGATAAACTGAGCTACATTGACAGCATCCGTGAGCTTAACTTCCCTGTTTCCGGTGAGGACATTATCAAAGATGCACTCTTCCAGGAATTTGTAGAAAACGATGATCCAAATGAAATCCTTCCTTTTGAGCCGGATGAAATCGAGGGAATGATTGACGAAGGAGTGAGAAGAGCAAGAACCGAGTGGTCTGTGTACGATGGGGATGAGAAGCTGGGCAAGGCGGCAATCCCATTTATCTATGCCGCCATTGAGGAAGTCATGAAGTATGGTGAGGAACAGTGACAATCCATCTCGAATTTGATGGAGAGTTACCTACACTGAACCAGTACATCCACAAGTCCAACCAGTCAAGGTGGGCGGCGGCTACGTTGAAACGAGACTACACAGAAGAGTGCTCACTGGTCTTCCAGGCACAGGCACGAGGAAGGAAGATTAGTAAGCACTGCACTGTTGTGGTCAAGATTTACGGAAATAGGCGCACGGATGATGACAATGAGTTTCATAAGCTCAAATACATCATGGATGGTTTAGTGGAAGCAGGAATCATTCCGGATGACAGCAAGCGGTATGTGCACATCCTTCCAGAGTGTCTACTGTCCGAAAGGAAACAGGGAAGGAAGCGTGTGGAGTATGTGACCATTGATTTGATTGAGGATGAAGGTGGAGCATGAGAGCTGATGAATATTTAATGGCTGTCAGAAATCGTGGCATCCTGATTGACAAGCTGATTAAAGACAAAGAGACACTGTACACACAGTATGGTTCCATCAAGGCTGTAGACTACAGCAAGGACAAGGTGGATGGTTCTCACACAGAAGACCTTTCCGGGCTGGTGGAGCAGATTGAGGAAGCAAGGAACAGACTCAATGTCAGAATCACAAAAGAGATGCTGATGTTTGAGAAAGAGAAGCTCCTGGCAGTTTCCATGATACTCAGCATAGGGAATTGCGGCGGTAAGACTGCCAATGTGCAGAGAGTATTGCTTGACTACTATGTGCATCACGTTGATTACAAAGACATTGCAGGGCAGATGGGCTACTCGAAGCGAAGCGTTGAACGATTAAGCCGCCAGGGAGTGCGAGAAATCCAAGCAATTATCGACTCTTCCAAGCTCAACAGCCTTGAAAAGATATTCACTTAACACCAAAACTTGTCGTTTTTTGTCGCAAAATGTCGTGATTTGTCGTGATTTGTCGTAAAATGTCGCTGAGAAATGTGCTAAAATGATAGTGTAAGAAAAAGGGAAAACCCTCATGGTAACTCGCTCATTCATTCTCATGTCTTTTTCTTACGTTCATCTCCTCCTTGAAACGTGGCACCACTGCCCATGGTGCTACGGAATATAACAGCACTGTCTCAGCGATGGTGCTGTTTTTATATGCGTTTAAAAGAAAGAGAGTTGAAACTCATGGGGCGAAGAGGAGCATACAAAGAATGGATTACTCCGGATGGATTACAGAAAGTAGCTGACTGGCTGGCACAAGGCCTTACAGATAAACAGCTTGCTATGAAGATTGGTATCAATCCAAGTACTCTTTACGAGTGGGAAAACAAATTCCCAGAATTCAAGCAGACTGTTGAGAAAGGTAAGGACAAGGCCGATGAGTCAGTTGAGAATGCCTTGTTCAAGACTGCTGTTGGAGACTGCTACCAGGAAGAGAAGACAACAGTCCTTAACAAGAAAGGCGAAGTCATGCGCACAATCATCAAGCGAAAGAAGATTGCACCTAATGCCACAGCCGCCATGTGCTGGCTGAAACACAAGCATCCCGAAAAGTGGGGTGACTGGTAATGGCAGAAGGATGGGCAATCAAATTCTACAAATCTCCACAATGGAGAACCTTGCGTCAATCCTTAGTGATTGAGCGAGGAGCGAAGTGTGAGATGTGCGGCAGGTCATTCGCACTCAATCCAAGTGAGCTGGTTGGCCACCACAAGATTGAGCTGACTCCCGAAAACATAACAAATCCGGATGTGGCACTCAATCCGAGCAACGTGATGATCATCTGCTCAGACTGCCACAACAAAATCCATGGAAGGTATGGTTACCACCAAGAGCAGAAGGTCTACCTGGTGTACGGCCCACCATGCTCTGGCAAGTCATCACTGGTTAGCCAGCTGAGTCATCGTGGAGACTTGATAGTCAATATGGACACAATCTACACGGCGATTTCAGGCCTACCGATGTATGACAAACCAAACGGATTAAAGAACATCGCATTCAAAGTGCGAGATGATTTGATTGAAATGATTTCCACTCGATATGGTAAGTGGGAGCAAGCTTTCATAGAAGGCGGCTATCCACTCAGAGCGGTAAGGGAAAGCATCATTGCTAAGACAGGAGCTGAACCAATCCTAAAGACTGCAAGCAAAGAAGAATGCATGAGTGCATGCGAGGAGCGAGGAGTCTTTGCGGATGAATGGAAAGGCTACGTCACGAAATGGTTTGACCAGTATCAGCCATGACTCCCCCGGTCGATGAAAATTTTCGCCTGAATATTGAACCGGGTGGGGGACTTTTTCCTGATTAAAAACGAGTTTTTGACTTTTTTTGATTTTAAAAAAGCAAGGGTTTTCAAAAATGGACAAGGTAGAGCGAGAGTACAGAAGAATCATGGATCTTTTCAAGGATTCAGACGCACAGACGCTGGCACTCATGGATGGACTCATCTGGGAAGCCGCAAGGACAAGAGTGAGGCTTGACGAGCTGGACAACATTGCAAAGAAATCCGGCTTAGTGAAGACTCATCCGAACATTCCCACCATGCAGAAAGAAATGCCAGTCGCTCGTGTGCTTCCAAAAGTCGAAGCCAGCTACACTAATATGATGTTTAAGCTCAGTAAGGCGTTGAAGAACGATGTCGATGAAGAAGACCTTGGACTTGAAGACTATGAGTAAGCACTCATGGATAAAAGACTACTATGATGCCATCCGGAAAGGTGAAATCATAGTAGGCTCACTGGTGAAGCTGCAGCTTGAAAAGCTCATTGATGAGATGGAAGACAAGGACATAGTCTTTGACACTCGTGACTCCGATAAACGAATCAAGTTTATTGAAAGCGAGTGCAGACATGTCCAGGCTCCTTTTTCCGGAAAGCCGTTCATCCTGATATTATGGCAGAAAGCCATTTTGGAAGCCTTCTACTCGTTCAAAGTCTACAGCGATGAGTCTGACAAGTACGTTAGAAAGTACAACAGGCTTCTCCTCATGGTTGGACGTAAGAATGGAAAATCACCATTCATCTCTGCCTGGTCACTGGCAGAATGGTTCTGTGGTGAGGCTGGCACCAACATTCTTTACGCATCCAATGACTATGAACAAGCAGGAATCCTGTTCAATGGTGCCAATGACATGAGAGACATTTCTCCCAAGATGTCAAAGTGCACTCATAAAAACCAGATGGGCATGTTCTTTGGGAATAAACGCAGACAGCATGCCAAAGGAAAATTCAGTTATCAGAATAAAGGAACAATCAAAAAACTCTCCGCTCACACCACTGCAAAGGAAGGTAAGAACATCAAGGTTGCATGTGTGGACGAAGTGCACGAAATGAAAGACAACACGTTGGTTATGCCTATCAGACAGGCACTATCAACGCAGGATGAACCTATATACATCGAGATTACCACAGAAGGATTCACTGATGGCGGCTATCTTGATGAAGAAATGAATGAAGCCAGAGCAGTCGTTACAGGAGAAAAGGACGATGAGCACTGGCTCATTTTCTTGTACCAGCAGGATTCCGAAAGCGAAATCTGGCAGAACAAGAAATCGTGGTACAAATCGAATCCCTCTCTGGGCACAGTCAAGAAATGGCATTTCCTGAAAGACATGGTGGAAGAAGCAAAGACCAATCCGAGCACAAAAGCATTCGTGCTGGCCAAAGACTTCAACGTCAAGCAGAATTCTTCCTCTGCCTGGCTTGACATGGCCACCATCGACAATCCAGAAACCTTTGACATTGAATCTCTCAAAGGCCAGTACTACATCGGAGGCATGGACTTTGCTGAGACCACAGATCTCTGCAATGCGAAGGCCATGTTTGTGAATCCACTGACGCAGGAGAAGAAAACACTCACCATGTACTTCATACCGGAAGTTAAAGCGGATGCACTCAAAGATGAAAGCACATCTGCACTCAATCCGGAAAAGAAAGATTACAGGGAATGGGAGAAAAAAGGCCTTGTGACCATCTGCAAAGGTTCAGAGGTTGATGCCAAAGACGTTGCGGCGTGGTTTGAATCACTCTACACCAACTACAACATGAAGCCGTTTGTTATCGGATATGATAACTGGCACTCGAAAGACTTTAAAAACGAAATTGCCTCTTTCTTTGGTGATGATGTGCTAGACAGAGTGCCCATGGATTTCAAGACGCTGTCTAATCCAATGAGCATGCTGCAGAGCGACCTAAAGAGGAAAGTGCTCAACTATAACAACAATGAAATTGATAGATGGTGCCTTTCCAATACATCTATCAAGCTCAATAACATTGGGCAGACAATGCCTGTCAAGAAATACGGCCAGTCCAAAAACAGAATTGATGGCTGTCTGGGATTCATTATTGCCTATGCAAGCTATTTTGCTTACAAGGGCGAGTATTTAACATTGCAACAGGAGGGTTGAATGTTTGACTACATAAAGAACTTATTTAGTAAGCACAAGCAGGAACAATCTCTTGTTGCAATTCTGGACGATTCCAGAGCACTGTTCTCCTATGGCGGTCAGAACATCTACATGTCTGACTTTGTGAACAACTGCATTGATAAAATCGCTACTGAGATTGGAAAGCTTTCCGTCATTTCAGTGGTTGAAGGCAGTGAATCCGTCAAAAGACAGAATGATGAAATCAGCAGACTGTTCAGATACAAGCCTAATCCGCTGCAGACCACGAAGGACTTCCTGGCATGCTGTGAATGGCTTAGACGTAAAGACTGCAACTGTTTCATCTATCCGGAATACGAGTGGGAGAAAGCCAGCGATGGAAGTTATTTTAAATACTACACAGCCTTCTGGCCGCTCAATCCAGAACAGATTGAATTTGGTGTGGATGACTCAAACAACATCTGGGAAGTCAAATTCTATTGGCGGTATGGCGGTTATGACATCGTGCCTTATAGAGACCTTGTGCATCTGAGATGGCGGCGAGGGAAGAACACCATCATAGGCGGCGGCTCTGATAACGGAATGCCGGACACCAGGGAGCTGTCTCAGTCCATATCTGCACTGTCCAACATCCTTGAAACAGTGCCAAAGAGCCTGGAAGCAACGCTGAAAATCAATGGTATCTACAACGCAAAGACCGTGGTTGATAAAGACAGGCTGGAAAAGATCCGCACTGATTTTGAAAACCACATCGCTTCTTCCAAGATGGGCATTGTGGCAACAGACCTACCAGGGGAATTCACTCCTGTGGCAATGACACCAACACACATTGATGACACTGTCATGCAGTTTCTTAAAAACATCATCCGTGAGCGTTATGGGATTTCAGAAGCTATGCTTTCAGGTGACTACACAGCAGAACAGCATGGTGCCTTTTATCAGTCTTGCATCGAGGATTTCCAGACGGAATTCGAGCAAGCCATGTCTTCCTGCCTGTTCACTCAGCGTGAGCAGGATGTAGGCCATAGGATAAAAACCTACTATTCCAAAACTGCATTCATGACCAATCAGCAGAAGATTGAACTTGCCACATTGGGAACCAATGCAGGATTGTTTACAGTCAACCAGATTCTTGAAATGTTCGGCTATGAACCACAGCCGGATGGAGACAGAAAACTGCAGTCACTGAATTATGTTTCTACCGATATTGCTGACCAGTATCAGCTAAAGCTCAACGATGAGCAGAAAGGAACGCAGAATGAATAAAAACGATAAAGTATTAAGATTCTTTACACTGCCGGACATGAAGGTAGAGAAAAGAAATGCCAGTGAAGGAATTCCGGCACAGTACATTGTGCGTGGCCATGCGGCTGTGTTTAATCAGGAAACCGACATTTGCGGCTGGTTCTCAGAAGTCATCGCTCCTGGTGCTTTTGATAACTGCGACCTTACGGATGTGCCGCTTTTCACCAACCATGATGATTCTAAAATCCCTCTGGCCAGAAGCCGCCGCAATAATGGCAATTCCACCATGACTCTGGGAATTGATGAAACAGGGATGTCCATCGAAGCAAGGCTTGATGTTGATAACAATCCAGAAGCCGCCGCACTCTACAGTGCTGTCAGCCGTGGGGATATTACAGGGATGTCCTTTTGCTTCCATCCGGATAAGGAAGCATGGGATTTTTCCAATGAAGACTATCCGAAACGCACTATCACATCCATCAGCAAGGTGTTTGAGGTTAGTGCAGTAAATAATCCTGCTTATGAAGGTACTGACATTTCAGCTCGTGACCGTGATGCATTGGACAATGCACGTAAAGAAGTGGAGACTGCCAGGTCACAGGCTTTGGACAAAGCCAAGAGCGAAGAGGAAATCGAAGTACTCAAATTAAAAAATGAAATTTTGTCTAAATGAAAGGAAAAACTGAAATGGAAAAACTTTTAGCACTCATCAAAGCAAAAAAAGACCATATCGCACAGCTGCAGGAAAGATCCAAGGCTTGCAACGATGTGAACGAACTCCGCTCCATCAACACTGAAATCGATTCCATCAACAAGGAAATCGAAAGTCTTAACTCTTTCCGTGCTTCCATCGAAACACCTGACCAGCGCACTGCTGCTGCTAACGCAGTAACCGAACAGCGTGACGATGCAGCTAAATTCAATCCGGCAACCGGATTCCACACTGTTGAAAAACCGGACGCAAAGAAAGACGCTGCAGAAGACAGAGCTGCCCAGAATGCAAAAGACCTTAAAGAAGGCCGCTCCGTGACTGTTGCATCTTCCAACATCATTCTCCCGACCTATGATGGCCAGAACATCAATCCGGCTTTCAAACAGGTATCCGACATTCTGAACCAGGCTGACGTTCTGTCTCTGCCTGGCGGCGAAGCTTATCGTGTACCTTACGAAATCGAAAATCCGGATGCCGGCTATACTGGTGAAGGTGAAAATGCGGCTACCGCTGAAACCAAATTCGGCTATGCCAACATTGCAAAGTCCAAGATTACTGCTTACGCAGAAATTACAGAAGAAATTGAAAAACTTCCTGCTATCGACTACGAAAGAGTAGTTGAAGATGGCGTTCGCAAATCCCTTATGAAGAAGGTTGCGAAGGAAATCGTTGCTGGTGATGGTGAAGCAAACCATCTGACTGGTATCCTCTCCGCAAAGGCTACTGCCATTGATGCATCTACCGACCTTTCCATTAAAGCCATCGACAACACCACACTCGATGAAATCGTCTTCTCCTATGGCGGCGATGAAGGTGTTGAAGCTAACGCAGTGCTGATTCTGAACAAGAAGACTCTGAAAGCCTTTGCCGCTCTCCGCTCTTCTGATGGTAAGCGTCTGCACAACATTGTTATCGACAGATCCGGTGGCACTGGCACCATCGACACAATTCCTTTTGTAATCAACTCTGTACTCCCTGCTTTCGCAGATGCTGATGCAGGTGCTTACGTAATGGCTTATGGCTCCCTGGCTAACTACCGCTTCACTGATTTCAGCCCACTGACCATTTCCAAGTCCACTGATTACAAATTCAAGGAAGGCATGATTGCATTCAAAGGCGTAATCTACGCTGGTGGCAACGTGGCAGCTCATAACGGCTTCATCCGTGTAAAGAAAGCCGCTACTACCTGATTTATTGATTTAACTGGAGGATAACATGGACGCAGATAAGCTGAAAAATCTACTCCACATTGACAGCGATTTGGAGCTGGCCAATGCAGTTGCTTATTCAAAGGCGGCTGAGCAGTATCTCAAAAACGCAGGATGCAAAGTGGATTATGACAATTCGCTTTTCTGCTCTGTGGTTGTCTCCATTACTGCTAAAATGCTGACTAATCCGGATTTGATGTCTAATCTTTCTGAAAGCATGGGAATCACCTTGAATGGCATTATTGCTCAGTTAAGGAGTGAACCGGATGAATAGGACAAGAGTTGGGCAGAGAAACGAAAGAATCAAAGCTATAGCAAAAACAAGGACAGAAGATGGGCAAGGTGGATATACCGAGACTAAAGCAGAGCTTGCAGAAGTCTGGGCTTACATCCATCCGGCCCATTTTTCAAATCCCAATTCCGGCGGCGGCTCTGCAGTGGCTATCACGCAGGGTATGACCATCAAATCTCTCGATGGGATTGACGAATCGTGCGAAGTTATCTACAAGGGTAGAACCTACGAGATACTGAACATTGACGAGTCGGTTATTGGTGAGCAGACGCTCACTTGCATGGCGGTGATGCATCGTGGCTAGACCAGGCTTTTACGTCAAAGCTGACATCTCTGATGCTGTTTTCAAATGCCTGTCAAAGATGGACAGTTATGACAAAGCAACGTCTGACAGACTGCAGTCCATCGTGATTGATGGCACTAAGAACGTCATGAACAGAGCTATGAACAACGTGCCTGTAAAGACTGGCAAGCTCAGAAGCACTATCCGCATGGACATTACCGAAAACAGGAAAAACAGGGTGACTGGCATCGTCTACACCAAGTGTCCTTATGCACATCTGGTGGAGAATGGTGCCGGGCCAATACCTGCTCTTGTACCTGTTAAGAAAAAGGCAATGCATCCTGGCGGCACTGGTGACTACTTCAAGATTGCAAGCATTCCGGCACGTAAGGCCCATCCATTCATGAAGCCAGCCATGGACGCTGAACGTCCAATCATTGAGAGAAAAGTAAGGGAGGCACTGAATGAGAACTGATTTACCATTGAATGCTCTGCAGAAAGGAATCTATCAGATACTCCACAAGGCTGAGACTGTACCGACATTTGACTTTATCCCCAAAGGACAGGAATCAATGCCTTACATCTGGCTTGGTGAACAGACTGATAAGATGACTGAGCGGAACAAGAATATTGTCTATCATGAAATCACTCAGCGAATCCATATCTGGTCTAATGCATCCGGGAAGAAAGAATGTAATGACATCATGAACGAAGTCATCTACCTTCTGACAAATTTTCCCATCGAAGTGGAAGGCCACAACTTTATCAGCTGCGAGCTTGACTCCGCTTCTATCAGTGGAGATCTGTACGAAGGCGGAATGACTGCCTACCATGGTGTTTTGGATTTTGCAATCGTTATTGAACAATAAAGGAGAATACTATGCTTACTGCTGATGAAATCTCTAAGCTCCCTACCAACCCTGACAAATCCAGTGCAGAAGCTGGCAAGGACACTATGCTCTACGTTGATGACGGTGCCGGCACATCCACTCCGAACTGGGTTATTGTCGGCGGTCAGCGTAACTCCCCTGTGGATCGCTCTGCAGATGAAATTGATGCATCTGACAAGACCACAGAAGGATGGAAGAAAACTGTTCCAGGCCTTAAATCCTGGAGTGTTTCTTATTCCGGCCTTATCATTCGCAGTGACAAAGGTCTGAATGTACTCCGTGCATGCTTTGACAATGACAAAGAAGCTCATGTCAAAATTGCATATCCGGATGGCTCCTATGATTCCGGATGGTGCTATGTAACCAGCTTCTCCACTGATTATGCACATGATGGTCTTGCAACTCTCACTGCAACTCTCAGCGGCGTTGGTAAACTGACAAGCACTGCTGCATCTACCTAATTTAATAAAGTTGTTTTGGAATAGGCGCATGGAATGACTCTGTGCGCCTTATTCTTTTATCTTTAATGAGGAATAACCATGAAAAAGGCAGTCGATTTAAACATTGGAGAAAAGACTTATACACTCATGTTCAATACTCGTGCGCTCGCCCAGGTGGAGAGGAAGGTCAACTTCTCCCTTACACAGATGATGAGTCTTGCAGAGAAGAATCCTGTTGCTGTGACGGCCCACGCAATCACCATTGACTTTGCGGCGGCTGCACTGGACGCAGGTCTGCAGGATAAGCCAAAAGACTTTGACGCTTATGATTTCATTGACATGTTCTGTGCAGATGGCGGCACACTGGCAGACTTGCAGGAAAGCATTCTGAAAGCCATGGTCTACTCTTGTTGTTTTACGAAAGGGACACAGGAAAGAGTGGACGAAATGGTCAAGCAGGTAGAAGCGGCAGGGTTATAAAGACCTTTGCTGAATGGGCAGAAGAAGCAGAGACAGCGGCTTTTCTTATAGGAATCCACCAGGAGGAATTTCTTGATTTACAGCCACAGGAGCTTGATAGGCTCATCAAGGCTTATAAGCAAAAGCAGTATGACGCTGATTCGAGGAGAGCTTACTTCCTGTCCTTCCTGTTGTCTCAGAATGCAGGTAAACCGATTAATTACAAAGAGCTTGTAGATCCACTCTACAAGACGCAGGAAGAAATCAGTACACAGAAGGAAGCGGATTTAAAGAACGACTTTGAAATCTTGAAGAAAGAATTTGCTGATTTTTAAACAAAGGAGACTAGAAAATGGCATTTGCTGATTTAATGCTAAAGATTGGTGCAGACTCCTCTGGGCTGTCTAAAGAGCTAAAGAAGGCTAAGGGTGACATTAACAGCACTTTTTCGACATCTCCCATCACAGGATTCACGGATGCACTGACAGGCACATCAGGTGCACTCGACAGCTTTTCCGGTAAGATTGCCAACATTGCCGCACTTGCAGGGGCAGGATTTGGATTTACGCAGCTCATTTCCGGTGCGGTCGAAGCAGGGAAACGTGTGCACGACTTAGCTCAGAATTTCAACATCACTAACGCAGAAGCATCAATGTTTGCAAGGACTATCAAGCTGGCTGGTGGTGACGTTGACTCCGTGAGCAAGGTACTCATGAAGCTCGACAAGACTATCACTGATGGCGGCACATCTGCTGACAACATCAACAAAATCCTTGCGGCTGTTGGCTCCTCTGTCACTGATGCCAATGGTAAACTGTTACCACTAAATCAGCAGATGGAACAGCTTGCTAAAGGATATGACAAAGCATCAGAAGCAGGATATGGCCAGGAGTACATTCTGGAAACTCTTGGGGCTAAAGGGGCCGCACTCATTGATGTGCTCCGTGACTATAACGAGGCTTCCCAGAACGCACAGAAGATTCAGGGCATTGGTCTTGATGCTGACCAGATGGATCAGGCAAGCAAGCAGATTGATTTGCTGAAAACACAGGCTGGCCAGTTGGGGCTTGTGACAGGTGCCGCACTCACTCCTATTGTTGAGCAGTACATCCCACCACTCCTTAATGGTCTGGGGCAGCTAGCAAGCCTTATTGCCGAAAATAAGAATCAGGTCATCGACCTTACAGACAAGGTGGTCACTTTCCTTGCTGTCTATAAAGGTGTTTCCACCATTTCTTCCATTGGTTCATCCATCGCAAGCAAGATGCAGGAGCTGACTGCAGTCTCCGAAATGGAAGCGACCGTTTCTGCAGAGGATGAAAGGCGAATCAACAGGCGAATCGCACTGGTTCAGCAAGCCGCTTTAAAGGAAGAACGTGCTTACTACAAGACTTTGGAAGCAGAGAATCTTACAGACGAAGAAAAGGCAAGGAAGTTTGCCGCTTATTGTGCTGAAAGGGAAGCAAGGGCTATCCGTACAGAGGCAGTACTCCGTGAAGAGCTGACCAAATCATGTGTACAGGCAAGCGCACAGATGGAAGCCAGTGCTGCACAGCAGTCTGCCTCTCTTGCTACTGTTTCCGGTGCGGCGGCTGTCACCAGCAAGTCAGTGGCAACAGTAGGCAGTGCGGCGGCGGTATCAGGCGCAAAGATGACAACCATGGCCACTGGCTCCATTGGAGTCATTACCAGGCTGACCAAAGCCGTGTGGCTCCTTGCTGGCGGCTGGGTAGGTGTTGCGGCGGCAATCGGCTATGCTGCTGTTAAGATGTACAACTTCTACCAGCAGGAACGTAAAAAGGCCGCAAATGATACTGTCTACACATACAATGGTAAGAATTACCAGTACGATGCTGAAGACAACACCATGGTTCGACTGAAAGACAATGGAACCAGAATGAACGTCTACAGCCAGGAAGAGAATGATGCTGCATTTGCCGCCGCTCGTGAGCAGGGATTGAAGCTCCCAGGAGAAGAAAATAATGACGAAGCACAGCCGGATGATGGTTCAGCCGCTCTTGATGACACTCTAGCCAAACTGCAGGAAGCATTGGCAAACATTGACACAAACACAGAAAAGCTCACAAAGGCAACAGGAGAAGGCAGGGCGGCAAGTGCGGCGGCTGTGCCAAAGACCTATACGGCAGAAGTGCCGATTGGCGAAATCGCCGCTCAGAATGCCATTGATGAATACACAAACAATCCAGGAGCACAGTGGCTGAACCCAGAGCTTACAAAAGACATGGGGCGGTCTTGTGCGGCCTTTGTTGCCACCATGTGGAAGAATGCAGGTATTGAATCACTCTACAGTGCATCCGGCTCAAACATGGATCAGCAATTCAAGGATGCAGAGGCATGGCATCCGGATAGAAGCTACTACACACCAAGTCCAGGAGACTACGTTTCCGGGCCAGACCATGTGGGCATGTACGTTGGAAATGGAAACGTCATTTCAAGAGACTCCCAGGGCGGCTTGCAGATGCGAAGCCTTGAAGACTGGAAGAATACCTTTGGCTTTTTGGGATATGGTTCCATTGGTGAATACACAGGTGGACGCACTGGCACAATGACAGTAGGCGAGGATGGCAGAGCGGCGGTCGATGACATGAAGAAGCTCGAAGATGCAAAGCGACAGGCCATTGACATGTACAAGCAGATGCAGACTGAAATCAGTCAGGAGAATGACACCACCTATCAATCCGGATTAAATCAGCTGCAGAACAACATTACAGGAAAGATGCAGCAGATTCAGAAGCTCGCCGCCGCTGGTCTGCCTGATGACTCCATCGACATCTTGAAAAAGAAGGTCGATGAATACAACGATGTTATGCAGAATAAGCTCATGAAACAGCAGAAAGAAGCTCTGCAGAGCCTTCTTACTGAGACTAAGCGAGTCAATGCCGAAACCATGGGAAATTACTATGAACTGGCTGATGCTGAATATGAAGCCACTGTAGAGTCCTTGCAGAAGCAGAGGGAAGAGAAAGAGAAGGAAGTCGCAAAGAATCAGGAAGATAAGGAATCCATGGCCGCTATTGAAGACTGGTACACAGCACAGGTAGAAGCAGCAAACGAGAAGAGGGAAGAGTCCTATCGAGAAGCCTTTGAAAACCAGATGAAGTATGCGATTGACCATGGCAATGAATCCATGGCAACAGACCTTATGAACAGCTCTGCAGGGCAGGAATACCTTGACTGGAAAGGCAAGACAGACCAGATGCAGGAATACTACTCTCTGTGGGAAGAAGCCAACATGTCCATTGAGGAAATCAATTCACAGATGATGTCTTCTCTCGACAGCGGACTGGAAAGCATCTTCTCTAACCTTGTGAGTGATCTTGGTAACGCAAAGAATCTGGTGAAAGACCTTGGAAACCTTGTGCTGAACACCATTGCTAAGATTGCAATCAAGATGGCGGCGGCTAGGCTGGTTACTTCCATCTTTGGCGGCGGCTCATCCGACTCTTCCTTCTCATCAGCTAGTACCGGATGGATGGACAGGATGATGGGTAGCTTTTCCTTCTCTTCGTTTGCATCCGGTGGCGTGGTCACTGCTCCTACACTCTCGCTCATCGGTGAAGCAGGTGACAATGAAGCAGTCCTCCCTTTGAATGACAACACCTACTCAAACATTGCTAAAGGCATTTCAAACAATGGAGTGCACGGCGGCACTGTGGTTTACGTCAATAATTACAGCAATGAATCCGTGAATGCTAACACCACGAGCGATGGGGATTCCGGTGCTGAAATCGTGAATATTACCATTGGTGAACTTGCAAAGAACACTGATGGCTCGCTCGATACACTCAAAGATTTGTTAGGGAGGTAAATAATGGCAACAAACTATACATTTCCTGACATTGCCGCTCCCATCCTTCCCAGGGCTGAGAATGGAAGCTCATCGTTTGGCGAAAAGCTCTCTGATTCGACCATTGAGTCTATATACGATGGTGGCTACAAGCTCACTCGACCACGCCACACCAGAGTGACAGGCACATGGACTTTCGCATGGAATGCTTTGTCTACAGAAGATTACAAGAAAATCCGTGGATTTTACGAAAAAGTGCAGAACTCCATGTCATTCACATGGACAAATCCGCTTGACGGAGAGACTTATACAGTACGCTTCACTGGAAACTGGTCATGGATCTATGACTTCCCTGTGGGATGGCGTGGAACATTGACATTTGAGGAGGTGTGAGTCATGTTAGTTTTCCCACTTGCGGCGATTATGGAGAAAAACAAGCTGGCTAATGACTCGCCATTCCTCATCCTTATAAAGCTAGAGAAGGATGAGTTTGAATCGCCCATCTACCTTGTGAGAAACAATGAAAATATCACATGGGATGGAAACGAGTACATAGCCTTTCCAATGCAGATTGGCAATGTAACATTTGATGGTAAGACATTACCAACTGTAGACATCTCGCTTTCCAATGTGGGCGGCATTCTGCAGCGTTATATACAGCAGTACAGAGGATTCACGGATGCAAAGATGACCTTGTACTGTGTGCATGCGTCCATGCTTGATAACACTACTCCATTAATCAAGTTGGAGTTTTCCGTAACGTCCACAAGCTACAACGAGCAGTGGATTATTCTGCATCTTGGGTGCTCATCTGAAAGTTTCAATTACTTTCCACAGTGCACCTACCTTGCTCACTACTGCCCATTCCGGTTTAAAGACATCCGGTGTGGTTATAACGGCACGGAATCAGCATGCAACAACACACTGGAAACATGCCGCATAAAGAGTCGTTTTGGTGGAGAGGAAGGGATGACAAGTGGCTCTTGATATTATCGGCAAACCCTACGCAGAAGGCGGCAGGGGGCCAAACAGCTATGACTGTTGGGGAGTGGTCATGTACATCTACCGCAAGCACGGATTGAATCTCTACAACTATCCGGTATCCTTTGCGAATATGGATGCCCAGCAGATGAGTGACTACATCAACGAAAAGAAGAAATATTGGATAAACGTAGGAAGGCCACAGCTCTTAGCCGTGGTTCTTTTTAATGATTTCAAAGGCAATGCGGCCCATGTTGGAGTCTGTCTGGATAACGAGAAATTCATCCACGCAGAAGAAGGCGTGGGGGTATGCATTGATAGGATTGAGAAGTGGAAACCATTTGTCCAGGGGTATTACATGCCTACTGATCAGGCGGTGATGAAATGATTAAGATTATCGAAGTCACGAACCCTTTCGAGCCACAACGCCACACGGTCACTTATGTGAAGCCAACCAACTGCACTGTCTGCAAGTACGTCAAGGACTTTGAAGACAAGCAGATTTTCTTGAATGGCGTGCCCATCGAGAAGCCCACTCACTGCTTCCCACAGGATGGCAATGAGATAGTCGTTTGTCCGAAGATTGGCGGTCACAGCTTCAAGAAGTGGTTTGGAGTTGTTGCGATGATTGGTCTTGCTCTAGTGAGTGCCAATGTTGCCGCATCTATTGCAAAGATGGCGTTTGCTGGTTCCCACCTTGTTGCAGGTCTTGCCGCTGGTCTTGTCATGACTATTGGTGGTAAAATCATCAACTCTGTTTTTCACTTGAACACCACTCCAAAGTTTAACCACGATGACAGGGAGAGCACACCAACCTACAGTTGGTCGCTCCCATCCATCCAGACGCAGGAAGGCGGCACCATTGGTGAAACCTATGGCGAGTGCATTCCTGCTCCACAGCTGCTCATGGAGCACGTTGAGACAGTCGGAAATGACCAGTACCTTAATCTGCTACTCTGCGGCGGCTGGGGGCCGATTGATAACATCTATGAGATGAGAATTGGCAGCACCGCTATTTCAAACTTCCAGAACGTCCAGATTGAGACACGCCTTGGCGATAATGACCAGACTCCAATCTCTTTCTTTAACGAAGTGGTCGCTGACCAGTCGGTTGGAATCGAGATGAAAGAAAACTCCCCTGTTGTCAGAACCACTGACAGCACGGATGCAGTAGGAATCGAAGTCACTGTAGAATTCCCATCCGGCTTGTACGCTATCAATGATAAAGGCGATACAGTCAACAACACTGCATCATTTAGGCTTGAATACCGAAAAAAAGGCGATACCACATGGCATGGAGCAGGAGCCGGGTGCACTACAGACGATTCGTCAAACATTACCAACATGAGAGCACTTGGTGATAATGCTGATGAAACATGGACACTGACTCCCCGGTACGAAAGAGGCTATAGGACTGTCAAAAGATATGGGAAAACGCACAAAGTTTACTCCGATGAAGCGGTCTTTGTCGGATGGGATGTCATTGGTAGCATCCATGGATACACAGGCCGAGCACAGAAGAATTCCGACTATGCCAACAACTATGTGTCATTCCACATGGGGATAGGCTACACGGTCCGTGGAGCCTGGCATATTCGATCTGATTACAAGACGATGCATGTCTATACGCACAATGGCAAGCATTCAATCACTGCAAGCAGTACATCGGCAATCAGAAGAACATTCCAAGTAAAAGGCCTTGAAGCTGGCCAGTATGAAGTCAGAATGACCGCTCTCAGCCTACCTTCCTCTTCACGCAAGGTAGCCATGATGCAATGGTCTATCCTGTCAGCTTTTGATGCCAACAACAACTATGCTCGTCCAGGGAAAGTGCTCGTTGGTCTCCGCATCAAGGCAAGCAACCAGCTCTCCGGCTCTTTGCCTGATGTCAACTGGAGACAGGTGAGGGAGGATGTCTGGGTATGGAACCCGGAGACAAGTGCCTATGAAGCGAAATCCGCAAGAAACCCGGTCTGGGCGGCTTATGACATACTGCACGGATGCAAGCGGATTAAGAACATCAATACAGGCAAAGATGAGTTTGTAGTCAGCGGCTCGCCTAAAGGAAACTTTGTTGACTACTGGAACGAGTGGAAAGATGCGGCGGCTTATGCTGATGAAAAGGTATCTGCCATAGGCACATCAGATACTGAACCGAGATTCCGGCTCAATGCATTTTTTGATACGGCAATGACAAGGTGGGATGCGGCAAACAAGGCCGCTGCTGTTGCTCATGGTGCAATCATCCGGCACGGCACACAGTATGGAATCATTCTGGACAGGCCATCTGACGTTGTGCAGATTTTTGGCGAAGGACAGACAACAGAAGGAACCTTTACCGGGAAATTCTCATCCGAAGACGAAAGAGCACGGTCTATCGAAATCACATACAACGACACGCAGAACGATTTCAAAAATACGAAATTCTTTGTGCGGTCTCCGACCTATGCCGAAAATCTTACAAAGCAGGACAACACGGCAAAAGTTACTCTATTTGGATGTGCATCACGCTCCCAGGCCTACAGAGAAGCACTCTACAGGCTGGCATGTAACGAAAGGCAGCTCCAGACGGTTGAGTTTTCCGCTGATGTCAATGCAGTGGTCTGTGAATACGGCGATGTCATTGGCATCAATCACTCTGTCCCACAGACTGGTATTGCGAGCGGCCGAGTCGTCTCTGTGAGTGGAAACACAGTCAAGCTTGATAAATCGGTAACCATGGAAGCTGGCAAGCAGTACAGCATCATGTTCAGCCTGTCAGCCAATGATAACCTTGTCACAAGAGAGATTGTTTCTGTAGATGAGACAACCACTACAGACACAATCACAGTATCATCTGCGTTTAACGATGACCAGACACCAGCCGCCTTAGATCCCTATGCTTTTGGCATCGTTGACAGAGTAGTGAAACCATACCGCATCACAAAGATTACTCGTGACGGAGACTTAAAGCTCAAAATCACGGCGGTCGAATATGACGAAGCCATTTATTCTACGGACTTTGATAAATTCCCATACATCGACTATACAGACCCTACCAGCTTACAGCCGCCTGAAAATCTGCAGCTTGTAGAAAACAACTACTCCACATCATCCGGCCAGAAAATCCGCAAAATCAAGTGTAAATGGGATATTCCGGATAGTAAAACCATCTATCAGTATTTTAGAGTTTCCTACTCTACAGATGGCGGCTTAACATGGACAACACTCCCATCTGTTTCCGGCACTCAAACCGAAATCACGGATGTCACTGCAGGATTAACCTACAGAGTCAGAGTCTGTGGCATTGTGGATGGCATTACATCCGAATATGCTGTCAACTCCATCATCCCCACTGGCATTGACGCTCTGCCACCTGATGTACAGGCACTCAACGTGGAGCATTTTGCATCCGGATTAAGACGCTACTGGTGGCAGTTTGACTATCCGACACCTAACGACATTGCAGGATTCAGGCTCAAATATACACAAGGAAGGGAAGTGGCCTGGAACACAGGCATCCTTGTGCAGGAAGGCCTTGTTACCGGACAGCCTTATGAAACACAGACAGTACGTCAAGGTGTTCATGCAGTCATGATCAAGGCGGTCGACAACTCAGGTAACGAATCCGCCAATGTAGCTTACTGCATGCTGAATCTTGGAGACTTACTACAGCAGAACGTCTTGCTTGATACCAACTTCAAGGACAATTCGTGGGCTGGTGCTGCATCCACAGGCTTTTTGCAGTCTGATGGTTACATCCATGCACCAAACACAGAGTCCAGATGGTCAAAACCTGCTGATTCAGCGTGGTCGACACTGAGCGACAACAGGTGGAAAGCTACATGGTCACAGTACATCGTGCGTGGTGACATCACGGCGGCGGCAAGTGGCCAGTTTTGGATTAAGTCTGAAATCGAAGGCCCAGCCATCGTGTACTACCGTAAATGTCTCGAATCAGAAGCATGGCCAACAGAGCTTGATGCTCCCTACATCGAGGATACAAGCGACAAAGTTTGGGATGATACCACAGACCTTTGGAAACAATACTCAGACAGAGTGGAAGTCAAGAAAGGTGACTGGATTCAGATTACGGTAGAAGCACTTAATAATTTTGCACAAGAGACCATTGTCAAAGAGCTTGAAGCGTACATCGATGTGCCGGATAGAAACGAACACTTTGAAGACATTGCAATCTCCAAAGATGGTACAGAGCTTCCAATCAAGACACCACACTATCACACAACTGCTGTGCGGATAGATGCAATTCAGGACAGTAAAGCAGTAACAATCAAATACTTATCTAAAAACCCTTGCGTGGTACAGCTCGCAGACGCTGACGGGAACCCGGTCGATGGCGTGTGCGATATATCATGGCAAGGGTTTATTGATGACACAAAGGACTAAATCATGGCTATTAAACTCTTTAGCAACATCAATAACTATCTGAGATACTCAACAGACGATAATCCAACAACGAATCAGCAGTATCAAGAATTTGTCAGAAACATGCACACCATCGTGACGGATGTGGTCAATGCAGTAGGCTTTTGGCAGCCTAACACGGCATATTCCGTTGGTCAGGTCATCCGTAGTGACTTGATGCCAGCCAACACTATTGCCAAAGTCACCACAGCAGGAACCACAGCAAACGAAGAGCCAGCGTGGACTACTGCAAACACTACTCTTACGGATGGCACTGTAAAGTACATCATGCTTGCAGAAGCAGCAGAGATGGCAACAGATGAGGATGCAGAAAGTGGAGAAGATTCAACAAAGCCTATCACATCGGCTGTGCTGAAAAAGATGCTTGCTGAGACATACGCAAAAGCAAAGCTCGATGCCCATCCGGTGGGCTCCATCTACGAATCAACGGACAGCACTTCCCCGGCCACGCTCTTCGGCGGCACGTGGGAGGCCATGGATGCGGGCCGCGTGCTGGTGGCACAGGGCAAAGCGGCGACCGGCACCACCTTCAATGCAGGGGCTACCGGTGGAGAGGAAACGCACACACTCACCAAGAGTGAAATACCTGCTCACAATCATTACTTCTCAGGGACAACCAGCGAATCCGGATGGCATACACACACGTTCCCTCTTTCCGGTTCGCACGGCGCATCTGCGCACGTACATAATTCAAACAACAGTACATCGGAAACCTTTACAACACCGGGGAGCGGGAACCATACGCATACTTTTTCGGGCACAACCGCCACCGCAGGCGGGGATGCTTCGCATAATAATATGCAGCCTTATGAAGTCATCTTCCGGTGGAAGAGGACAGCTTAGGCGGTTCTGCGCCAGCGATAGACAACTGTGTAAGGCTGCATCACATTATGGGCAGCGCATTCACCAAATCTGCCTGTTCCGGTGAATGTATGGGTATGGTCACCAGCTGATTCCGTGTAATAGGTTTGCACTCTATCCCATGAGTAACCACGGCCAAGGCCTGAGCCGTCATCAGCTTTGTCTGCCGGGGAACGAATGGCATGAGTGTGGGCTCCTGCACTACTGCACGTTGCTGAATGGTTATGAGCAGGTAATTCACCGATGGTTATTAACTAAAATTAACTAAATATTCATGAGTCCTTTGGGACTCTTTTTTATTGCAAAGGAGTATATTATGGTTATTGAAAAAATCCTAAGTTTTGGCGATTACTGCATCCCGAAAGGTGAAAGCAAAGCCACTACCTACAACGATCTGTTTAAGTACATGTTCAACCAGAACCGAGACCTGACAGCACTTGTGCAGAACAATCTCTGGCAGCCGGAAACAGCATACTCTGTCGACCAGTACGTCCAGACTCCATCCATGGCGGCTGGTCTGATTGCACGTTGCACCATAGCAGGAACGACCAGCGAGACAGAGCCAACATGGGGTAAGGCTGATGAAGTGGTGACAGATGGCACGGCAAAATGGACAATGGAATCTCTGCAGATGGCAACAGTCAAGACGCTGATTTCCGACTTGAAGACATCTCTTGAAAAGTCTTTCACTTCTCAAATTTCCGACTTGAAGACATCTATGGAAACAAAGATGCTTGCCATGTTCCCCGTAGGTTCCATTATCTCGACCACCAACTCAGCTAACCCGTCCACCTATATCGGCGGTACATGGGAACAGCTCCCCGGCGGCTATTCCCTTATTTCCGCAGGTGACTACTCAGAGAAGCACACGGTTAACGGCACTGAGAACACCTATAGCCAGACCTATGAGGCAGGAAAGACCTACGGGGAAATGCTCCACCAACTCACTGTTGATGAGCTGGCTTCTCACTCCCATCAGCAGTATGTAACTGCAAACCCTAA